AGTACATATGGAAAAGGCCTTGCAGGACAGTTAGAAAATATTCAAGAAAATAACGGTTTAGTTAATTGGTTTAGAATAGAAGCACAAGTATTCCCAATTCCAGATAATAAAAATATAGATAGAGTGGGAAGGATTCCTAAAGTATATGTTTACAAAGTTGTTCCTTACAAAGTGCATCACAGTAAATTTAAAGCACCGACTGCTCCTGGCGTAGGTTATGACAAATTAAAAACAGAAGCCGCAAAAGAATATAATTATATCTATACAGGTGCTAACAAAGATATTTTAGATCTAGAAGTACAATTTAACTATCAATTTTTTACCCCGTTGTCAGCTGATAGAAATTCAAACAGTGCAAACGATCAACTTGGCGCACAAAATCAATCAAGTAATACAGACGATGCATACACAACAGTAACCGGACAAGGACAAAGTAATTTCAAACCTGCTGAAGGTGTGCGTCAGCAACAAGAAACAATTAAAAATAAAACAGGACGCCAAGGATCAGCATACGATGATCAAAAAACTAGAATTGCTAGAGACTTCCACGACAGTTTAATGAAAGGTGTTGATATGATCCAAGTTGATATGACAATTATGGGCGACCCTTACTATATAAGTGATAGTGGATTAGGTAATTATAATGCATTTGATACATCTTACACAAATATTAATGCCGATGGAACTATGAATTATCAAAACGGAGAAGTAGATATAAATCTATTATTTAGAACGCCTATAGACTATGACGGATCTGTAATGGCATTTCCTGAAGACTTTGGTATTGTAAAACCCTTCAGTGGTTTATATCAAGTAATACTTGTAAAAAATCTAATACGAGAAAATCAATTTACACAAGAACTTAAATTACTAAGAAGACCTGATCAAGACAACGAAGCAGTAGAAACTGGTGTAAGTGCGTTACAAAGTGGAACTAAAGCACAAGACATGAATGATAATCCTAGACCAAAATCTGATAAAGGCGGATTTAAATTTGAATCTTTAAATTTAAATGATAATGATAGAGGGAGTCCGTTCTAATGAGTAGAACTTCTTACAACCCGCCGCCAGGTTTAGGACCTTATGAAGCTATGGTTGTTAACTATCTTGACAACGAATATTCTGGAACTTTAGAAGTAGAACTTCTTTACGGTAGCGGAGAACCTGGAAACCAGCCTAAACGTTCTGGACAACTTGCTATTGTAAAATATTTGTCACCGTTTTATGGTGTAACTCCACAAGCTGCAACAAATGCAAGTCAAGAATATCAACAATCTCAAAAGTCTTACGGTATGTGGATGGTACCTCCTGATTTAGACACACGAGTTCTTGTAATATTTACAGAAAGCGGGCAAGGATTTTGGATAGGTTGCATCCAAGATGATTTAATGAATTTTATGTTACCTGGCAATGCAAGTACTGCATTTAATACTGATAAACAAAAACGCCCAGTAGCAGAAGCAAATAAAAATCTCGACGAGTATAAAAATGCAAAAGATAAGACAAAAGTACCAAAACCTGTACACACTGATCAATACAAAGTTTTACACAATCAAGGGTTAGACGCAGACGAAACTCGGGGGCTAACTACTTCAAGTGCAAGACGAGACTTACCAAGTGCTGTGTTTGGCATATCAACTCCAGGACCTGTAGACAAAAGAGTTGGAGCTCCAAAATATAGCATGGGACCGCATGAAGCAAAAGCTACTATTTTTACGAATAGACTGGGCGGTTCTAGTTTTGTAATGGATGACGGTGATGACAAGTTTATCCGCAAAGAACACCCTAGTGTAGGACCAATGGATTATGCTAGTATTGAAAAAGGCGAGTTTAACAAAGGTGATCCAACTAGACCTCATAATGAGTTAGTTCGACTAAGAACTAGAACTGGGCATCAAATATTGATGCACAACAGTGAAGATTTAATTTATATAGGTAATGCAAGAGGCACTTCTTGGATAGAGCTAACGTCAGACGGCAAAATAGATATATTTGCATCTGACAGTGTTAGTATACACACCAAAGAAGATTTTAACTTTAAAGCAGACAGAGACATAAATCTCGAAGCAGGACGTAATATTAATGTAAAAGCTAATAACGGCATGACCATGGAAACTATTAATGCTTTCCAGTTAATTGTTGGTTCTGATGGTAAAATCACTGTGGGTAATAACTTTGATTTACACACTGAAAACAACAACAAATTTACAGCATTATTTGGCACCACAGATATGCTTAGTGGAGGAGTTCACACAGAGACTGCTTCTGTAATACATCACAATGGTCCTCAAGCAGCTGAAGCTGCAATAGCTCAGCCTTTAGAAACTCATACTTTACCAGGCGAAGATGAAGTAATTATGAAACGTGTGCCGCAAGCAGAACCTTGGATACATCACGAAAATCTCGATGGCGGCAAATTTAAACCTAGTATCACAGATAGATCAAACACAGAAGATCCAGTAGAAGATCCTACTCCTGTGTTTACTCCTGATACTTTTAGGAAAGGAAGATAAAATAAATACGTTATGAGCACTGTAGAAAAAAAGTTATACCAGCAAATAAAAGTAAACGAAGAAGGAAGTAATATTGCTCCTTCTAGTAAATCATATAGAGGAATATCTACAGTAAACCCACAGTCTAACAGTCCTTTACTATACGATTTAAATCTTATTAAACAAGATATTATTAATCACTTTCATATCCGCCAAGGAGAAAGATTACAAAATCCTGAATTTGGCACAATTATCTGGGACGTTTTATATGATCCTCTCACAGACGATTTAAAAGACGCTATTGCTAATAATGTTACTGAAATTGTAAACTTTGATCCTAGAGTACAAGTGGATGAAATCATTGTAACCAGTTATGAAAGCGGTATACAAATTGAAGTAGATTTAACCTATATTCCTTATAACATATCAGAAAAAATGCGACTTCAGTTTGACGAAGACAGCGGCTTATATTAAAGTGCGCACATTATTATTTCACATAAATATTATAATAGAAGTGTAAGGAATTTATATGTCATCAACCGATAGACAAAATCGTTTACTAGTAGCAGAAGATTGGAAACGTATCTACCAAAGTTTTAGATATGCAGATTTCCAAAGCTATGACTTTGACAATTTACGCAGAACAATGATTAACTATCTGCGTCAAAACTATCCAGAAGACTTCAACGATTATATTGAGAGCTCAGAATATCTTGCACTTATTGATCTTATTGCTTTCCTAGGTCAAAATATAAGTTTCCGCATTGATTTAAACGCACGTGAAAACTTTTTAGAACTTGCAGAACGTAGAGAAAGTGTTCTCCGACTTGCACGTTTATTATCTTACAATCCAAAAAGAAATGTATCTGCTAACGGACTGTTAAAATTTACCAGTGTTACTACTACGGAAAATATCACAGACAGTAACGGTCAAACGTTGTCAGGTTTAAACATTGTTTGGAATGATACTACTAATCCAAATTGGTACGAACAGTTTATTAAAGTGTTAAACGGTGCATTACCTTTTAATGGAGTATTTGGCAAGCCTTATAAGAAAGATATTGTTTCAGGAATACAAACAGAACAATACAAGTTTAATGCTATTAATACTGATATTCCTATCTATAGTTATTCAAAGACTATAGACGGTTCTAGCTATCCGTTTGAAGTAACATCTGTAGATGTTAGAGACGGAAACATAGAAGAAGAAATTCCAGTTCAAGGTAATAACTTTGGCTTTTTATATCGTAATGATTCACGAGGTGCAGGGTCATCGAACACAGGGTTTTTTGCTCACTTCCGCCAAGGGCTATTAGATAGTGGTGAGTTTACAATTACAAATCCAATTCCAAATCAAGTAATTGATGTTGATACTAGAAATATTAACAACTCAGATGTATGGCTTTATAAATTAGATGACAACGGTTTTGAAAGTGAGTTTTGGACTAAAGTTGATTCTGTTGAAGGTAACAATGTTATCTATAATAGTGTTCAAGCAGGTATTAGAGATATCTATGCAGTAACAACTAGAACCGATGACAGAATAGGATTAGTGTTTGCAGATGGAACTTTTGGTAATTTACCAAAAGGTAATTTCCGTGTTTATTATAGAACAAGTGCAAATACTAGATTAACAATTAATCCTAGAGAAATGACTAATATAGGTATTACTATTCCTTATATCAGTCGTGCTGGTAAATCAGAAGCATTAACTATCACATTAGATTTGCAATATACGGTAGATAATTCTAGTACATCAGAAACAAACGAAAGTATAAAAAGTTCAGCACCAAGAAACTATTACACTCAAAATAGAATGGTAACTGCTGAAGATTATAATGTTGCTCCTTTATCTACAAGCCAAGAGATTATTAAAACAAAAACAGTTAATAGAACATCGAGTGGAATTTCAAGATATTTTGATCTAATTGATGCTACTGGAAAATACTCTAACACAAATTTGTTTGCAACAGATGGAATTTTATATAGAGAATTTTTAACAAAAGATATTACGTTTTCCTACGCTACAAAAACAGACGTTGAAGGTATCGTAGAAAATGCAATAACACCGTTATTACAAGACAGTGAAATTATAAATTATTATTATAATAAATTTCCAAGAATTATAACCACAGATCTAAATGCAACTTGGAGTCAGTTATCTACAGAAACAAATCAAAGCAGCGGCGTAGTACTAGATATAGATAGATTACCTTATACAGTATCCAGCTTTGCATCTAATCAATTAAGATTTATTAAAGAAGGATCATTAATTAAATTTACTTCACCTGCAGGACTATATTTTGATACTAATAATAACAATGAATTTATTTCAGATGAAACTGCATCTGGTGCAGTAAGTTATCTGTGGGCAAAAGTGATTACTGTGAACACAGACGGAACAAACACAAATAATGACGGCGGCATTCTTGTAAATGAAATTATTCCTGGTGATGGCGATCCAACTAACAGTGGCATTGTATCACAAATTATTCCTAGAATTCCAAACGCATTTACAGATGAAATAAAGACACAAATTATTAATCAAATATTTTCTAATAATCCTTTTGGTATACGATTTGATCGCAATGCTGGAGAATGGAAAGTTATTAATGAAAATAACATAGATTTGTACGGCGAATTTAGCACAGGAAAAACAGGAGATACAAGTAATCAACAATTAGATTCTAGTTGGATTTTCCGTTTTATCACAGACGGCGAAAAATACACAGTTACAAGAAGAAATCTTCGTTATATTTTTGAAAGTATTAAACAGTGTAGATTCTACAAAGACGAATCTAATAAAATTTATGATACTAAAACAGGCAAGGTCATTGAAGACCAAATCAAGTTTTTAGGCATTAATAAAAAGCAAGATGCCAATGAAAGTTTTACTACTGATTATCCTTGGGAAATTGTTAAACCTTATAGAGATTCAGAAGGCTATGTAGATAGTTCTAAGGTATTTGTAACATTTTTTGATTCCGATAAAGATGGAACAATTGATAATCCGGATGCATTTACTGATATAGTACAGCCTACTACAAATACAGAAAAAAAATATATATTTCAAGAAAAATATACTACCAGTGAAAACTACGAAGATTTTAGATTAGTAGAAGATCAAACATCAATTATTTCTTTAAGAAATCAAAGTAATCTTGATCTGTTATTTAGATATACAAACGGACAAGTATTTTATTTTGTAGATAGCAATTCTTTTTATGTGTTAGATTCCGCAAATTTAAAATTAAATTTAACTACAGATTACAAAGCATTTGTTGGTGTTAGTAATGTTAAATTCCAATATATTCATAATGCAGATGATTCTAGTAGAATTGATCCTAGTAGTAGTAATATTTTAGATTTATTCTTATTAACCAAAGGATACGACACACAATATAGACTGTGGTTAGAAAATGCTATTAACAGTGAACCGCTACCGCCTAGCAGTGATAGTTTATTTAGAAGTTATGGAACTGATCTTAATAAAATTAAATCAGTTAGTGACGAATTAATATATCATCCTGTTAAGTATAAAAACTTATTTGGAACAAAAGCAGACGACACCTTGCAAGCAAAATTTAAAATTGTTAAAAACAAAAATCTAGTATTAAATGATAACGATATTAAAGCTAGGGTAATATCGGCTATAAATCAATTCTTTGCTTTAGAAAACTGGGACTTCGGAGAAACATTCCATTTTTCAGAATTATCAACATATGTAATGACTGAATTAGCGCCTGACATTAATACATTTGTTATTGTACCTGTCCAGGCAAATAAAGCATTCGGTACAATGTATGAAATCAAATGTGAAAGTGATGAAATTTTTATTAGTAGTGCAACAGTAGATGATGTAGAAATAATAGATGCAGTTACCGCTAGCCAATTACAGGTTAATGCAGGCGCCATATCTACTACTACACCTACAAGCACTCAAACTGTAACAAGCTCTTAGAGGAAAGTTATTAATGGCATACGATAATAATCAAACTGATCCAGCATTGCCAGTTGGCGATAACGAAGACAGATCTAGCTCTAATTTTTTACCTAAATATTTTAGAACAAATTTTAATAAAAAGTTTTTAGCTAGTACTTTAGATCAGTTACTTCAGCCTGGCGTTGCAGAAAAAATACACGGATTTATTGGTAGAAAAATTGCTAAAGCATATTCTACTGACGACATTTATACCGGAGATATATCTTCTAATAGAGAAAATTATCAATTAGAACCTAGCGTTATTATTGAAGACGCAGTAGGCAACACAGTTTTTTATAAAGATTACATTGACTATATTAACCAGTTAAAAAACTTTGGTGTAGATGTTAGTGATCATAACCGTTTAAATGAGCAGGAATATTACAGCTGGGATCCTCTTGTAGATTGGGATAAGTTTGTAAATTATCGCGAATATTATTGGTTGCCTTACGGACCTCAAACTGTAGGTATTTTAGGACAAACAGCAGACGTTGTTACAGAAATACAGGTTATTGCCAGGGATAACGAGGATAATAAAGGATACGTATTCTTTCCAGACGGACTAACACAAAATCCTAACATTCGCTTATACAGAGGTCAAACATATACTTTCACAATTAACACTCCAGGTAAACCGTTTACAATCAAGTCTGCAAGTCAAGCAGGCGACGATTTTATCTACAATGAAGGTGTAAGCGAACAAGGTGTAGAAGAAGGCAGTATTACATTTACTGTAGACAATGACGCTCCGGACCTCTTATATTATGTAGATGAAAATGATCTCAACACATACGGATTGTTTATTGTTTTAGACATTGATGAAAATAGTTCTATTAATGTTGAAGATGAAATTTTAGAAAGAGTAAACTACACCAGCGGAAACGGAATTACTCTTTCTAATGGCATGAAGGTCGAGTTCAAAGGAACCGTTACTCCTGAAAAATACAGCGAAGGTGCATGGTATGTTGAAGGTGTTGGAGACAGCATTCGTTTAATATCTGAATCTCAGTTAGATATTCCAAATCAGTTTGCCGCCGATCAACTTATTCCGTTTGACACAACTGCATTTGATAGACTGCCTTTTGGAAATGCTGCAAGTTATCCTGCAGAAAAAGATTATATTACAATAAACCGCAGTGCAAAAAATGGTAATGCATGGTCCAAGTACAATAGATGGTTTCATCGAACTGTAATAGAACAAAGTGCAGAAATAAACGGGCAACTTCCTGAGTTTGATCAAGATGCTAGAGCTAAACGACCTATCATTGAGTTTAATGGAGGCACAAAATTATACAATTTTGGCATACAAGAAAAAACAGCTATAGATTTAGTTGATACTTTTACAACTGATGTATTTTCAAATATCGAAGGCAGTGCTGGATATAACATTGATGGTGTAGATATTACGGATGGTATGCGTATATTGTTTACAGCCGATACAGATATTTTAGTAAAAAACAAAATATTTGAAGTAAAAATTATTACACACCAAGGCAGTGAAAATATCATAGATAGAACACAGATTGCATTAGTAACTGTAGACGATACAGATCCTCAAGAAGGAGACACTGTATTAGTTAAACAAGGTGTAGAAAATCGCGGCACAACATATCACTATACAGAAGGAACTTGGTATAAATCACAACAAAAAGTTTCAGTAAATCAGCCACCAAAGTTTGATTTGTTCGATAGTGCCGGTATTGATCTAAAAGATTCCACCACCTATCCTGCAAGTGATTTTTCTGGTATAACTATTCTGGAATATGCTCAAGGAACTGGAGCCACTGATAGCGAACTTGGATTTCCTTTAAGTTATAGAACTATTGAAAACGTAGGCGATATTGTTTTTAATTGGACATTACCAAACTCTACAGTAAGATATCAAGATACCACTCAATTACAAAGTTCTACAATTAATACAGCAGCTACTTATTTGAAAGTTTATGATGAAAACTTAGAGTTTAATTATCATAATGGCTGGACAAAAGGATTTAGAAAAACTTATCAGCCTGTTTTAAAACAGTATATAGCAAGTGCAGATCAGTTAAACTTGTTTGAAATTGATACGTACGATAATGCAGGATTACTAACGGATTTAGAAACTAAAGTATTTGTTGACAACGATTTCAAACAAAACATTATTGACTATGATATTGAAAATATTAACAATAGATTGTTTGTTAACTTTAACACAGATTTACAAGAAGGTCAACGAGTTGTTATTAAAACAAAAACATCAACTCCTAAAAATGCAAACGGTTATTATGAAATTCCAAAGAATTTAGAAAGGAATCCTCAAAACACAGACTTTACTACTGCTACGCTAGGTTCTATTAACGATCACTTGTATACTATGGTAGATGACCTTCCTAGATTTTCTGGCGAAGTGTTTGGTGTAAACAATATACGTGATTTAGGAAAAATTGCAAAATATGGAAACAGGTTTGTTAAACACACTAATACATTACCATTAACAGTTTTTCATATTACTAATAAAGATTATAATATTGTCAAGGCAATAGATTTTGTCGGTAATGAATATGCAAAATTTAAAAGACAATTTTTAGAACAAGCAGAAACGTTAGGCTACGATAGTACACCGTCGAACATGGTGGACAGAATTTTACAAAATTTAACTAGAGATAAATCGCCTAGTTTTCCATTTTACTTTTCACAAATGTTAGGATTTGCAAATGCAAATATTAGAGAATATTCTGTTGTAGATGTTGATAACATTTATTTTGCACTATCTCAACCGTACTCAATGGAAGAAGAATCTCAAAGAGCTGTTTATGTATACCAAAATGATGTTCAGTTAACTTATGGAAAAGATTACACATTTAACACAGAAGGATTTTGTGTTGTTACTACAGTTAAACAACTGAATGACGTTATTACAATTAAAGAATTTGATTCAACTGACGGATGTTACATTCCTCCAACACCTACTAAACTAGGAATATTTCCTAAATATGAACCTGTAATGTTTGAAGATAATACTTACCTTACAAACACAATGGTTATTCAAGGTCACGATGGTAGTATTATACATGCTTTTAATGATTACAGAGATGATCTAGTTTTAGAACTAGAGCGTAGAATTTATAATAATTTAAAACAACAACAAAATGCAAGAATTTTTGATGTGTTTGACGTTGCTCCAGGATCTAATAGAATTACTGGGATTACTAAGTCGCAAATTGATAGTGCTATGATAGCAGATTTTGTTGCATGGGCAAAACTTGCTGGTAATATTGATTATACAACAAATATTATATTTGATGATGCAAACGGATTTACATACAACTACGGTTCTATGATAGATCCTGATAATAATATATTACCAGGATTTTGGAGAAGTGTTTACAAACAGTATCTCGATACAGACCGTCCTCATACACATCCTTGGGAAATGTTAGGATTTACTATTAAACCAACTTGGTGGGACAACGAATACGGTGTTGCACCTTACACAAGTAATAATTTACTAATGTGGGAGGATTTAGAACGTGGTGTTATTAGAGAACCGGGCGTTCCTGCAGAAGAAAACATTAAGTTTGCTAGAAAAGATCTAACAAAATATATTCCTGTAGATGAGCAAGGAAATTTAAGAAATCCTTACCAAACCGGGTACGCTAGAGGATATGTAAGAAAACTAGCAGCAAATAATTTTAAATTTGGAGATGAATCACCGGCTGAAACAGCATGGAGAAGAAGCAGTCATTATAAGTTTGTTTTATTAAAATCTTATCTATTAAACAAACCC